TGGTGGAAAATCAGAACGAGGGGAATCAAGATTAAGCACAGCTGCACGAGAAGGATATGAAGAAACTAATGGATTTTTAGGTACACAACAACAGATAAAACAAAATATTATAAAATCACATTTACCTATATTTAAAACACATGATAATAGACATAGTTGTTACTTAATGAATATAAAGTATAATAAAGAATTGCCTATGTATATGACAAATAATTATTATTTTATTAAAGATAATATACCACATGTTATTGATAATAATGATAATGGATTATATGAAAAAGATATTATCGACTGGTTTACTATAGAGGAATTAAAAAATTTTTCAGAGTTTAGAAGTTATTTTATAGATATAGTTTGGAAAATAGATAAAAAATATGATGAAATATTAGAAAAATATGATTAAAGCTTATGACAAACGAGAGTTTTTAGAATATATTAATAAATTACCAGAAAATGAAGATATTTTTTATGGAGAAGTTAACACACCATTTAGTTTTATAGAATCAATCCTATCTGTAATTCCTGAAAAATTTTATAAGAATCCAGATTTAAGGTGGTTAGATCCGGGATGTGGTACAGGAAATTTTTCTATTATATTGTATTATAAATTGTTAGATGGTTTAAAAGATGTAATAAAAGATAGTAGAGAGAGAAAACGGCATATAATAGAAAAAATGATTTATATGGTAGAAATCCAGTCTAAAAATATAACAGTTTTAAAATCTATTTTTGGTAATAATGCAAATATATATCATGAAAATTTTTTAGAGTATATAGAGAAAGATTTTGATATAATAATAGGAAATCCTCCGTTTAATTTTATGGGGCAAATAAAAGTTCCAACCAGTAATAGTAATAAAAATGATGATGGAACAACAATATGGCCAGAATTTATAATTAAGAGTATTTCTCTCTTAAAACCTGAAACAGGAATGTTATGTGTTTTTATACCATCTATCTGGTTAAAACCAGATAAAAAAATGATGTATAAGTTTTTATTGCAATATAAAATAGAATGGTTAAATTGTTTTACAAACACATTAACAAATCAAATATTTAAAGGAAAAGCACAAACACCAAGTTGTTTTTTTTTATTAACTAATAGAGTAACCGACAATATTATAACAATATATGATAATAGTATAAAAAAATATATATTTTATAAGCACATTACTAATCGACCAATACCAATTTTTGGTCAAGAAATTTGCAAAAAAATACAAAAATTAGATTTAGAAAATTTAAAAGTTATTAAAACAAATATGCCACCAAAAGGAGTTATAATATCAAAAACTATGACAGAAGGGTATTTTTGTAATATAAGAACTTGTAAATTAAAAAATAATATACCAGAGTTAGAAATAGAGTATAGTAATAAACAGTTAAAATACGCAGATACTCCAAAATTAGTATTAGCACATAAAATGTATGGTTTTCCTTATCTAGATATATCAGGAAATTATGGTATTTCAAATAGAGATAATTATGTAATAATTAAAGATAATTTAAGTGATTTAATAAAAATCCAGAAATTTCTCTCTACAAATACAGCGCTATACTTATTTGAAACAACTAGATATCGAATGAAATATTTAGAAAAGTACGCTTTTGATATAATACCAGATATAAGTCAATTAGAAGATTTTCCAGAAGAGATAAATGATGATACAATAGCTGAATATTTTAAGTTTGATGAGTTAGATAAGAAGGCTATAAATAGTCTTCATAATAAAAGGTATAAATTTTTTATTTAATTATTATATATGCGTACAAGAAAATATAAAAAGAAAAAGCGACAAACAAAAAAGATTAAAGGAGGAACGATGAATGTTTATGAATTTGAAATATTAAAAATACAAAGATTAATAGATAAATATGGAGAGTCTGATAGAGTAAATCTTCAAGAACTTCAAGATAAAATAAATCAGGCAATAATTAATTATACGATGAAAAGTTCAACAGAAAAAAAACAGATAATAGATAAAATAGATGAAACGTATGATAAAATATTTGCTAAGAGAGAAAATTGAATAAAAATACTTTTAATTATTAAAATATGTAGATGAATGTATTAGCGGTTACACATTTTAATAATTTAACTTATGGTGAAAATAGACGTTGGCGTAAAAATAAAGAATATGAGGGTTGTGTATATAATTGCCCAGTCTATATTAAAGATTCAATACCTATTAGTTATAAAATATATGTAATTGAAATGAATAATGAAACAAATAGTATAACAGGTATAGGTTTAATTACAAATCGAGTTATTACAAAACGTCACAAAATTTATTCAGATAATAATTATAATAGATATACATATAGAGGAAAAAAACGAATAGATTCAAATTTGCTAGATGAAGTGACATTAAATAGTTTAGAAGCGAGACTATTTAAAGGAAAACGACATTTAAAACGTTCCCAAGGTATTACTGAAGTTCCAAAAGATGTAAGTGATAAATATTTAAATTATATTAAAGATTTATTTGAATTAGTCTTTTGTTAGTTCAGAAACATTATATTTCTTCTTTTCTAGTTGCCAAACATCATTAATATTAAGAACTGTTAAATTATATGTAACTGAAATTTTAGCAAAGCGTTTATTTGTATAATCTCTTAGATTATCTAATACTTTAATTTTTTCGTCTAATGCTTCTAGAAATTTAGAGGCCTCATCTCGAGTAATCTTACGTTTACTCCCTAATTCTCTAGAATCATTATAGAGAGTATTGAAATTTTCAGTACCAACAAGATTTAATAATTCATAAATATGGAGTAGTTCACGTTCACGTTTTCTCTTAATATCACTTCTATAAACTTTATCAGCAAATTCTTGTTTAGTAATTTCACTTAAGATATAACTAATACGTAGGTTACGGTTATTTTCTAGTGTATTTACATTAGTTCTAATTCTTGGTAAATGATAGAATGCAATATGTGAAATAATTCTATGAATATCATTAAGATATTTATAATATATTTCATATTCAGTATTATTATCAACTGCAATCTTATCTGGATTACTGGTAATAATCGCCTGTTTAATTATTGGTAGAATAGTACGGGTTAATTGATATAGTTGAATAATACCACCACATACAAGATCGCCTGGATTTCGTGGGGCGGTTCCATTTAGATTATTTTCACGCATATATCTGTAATATTCTGGATTGTGAACACGTCCAGTATCAATTTTAAGAGTATTATAATCAAATGCTACATGACATTGTGTACACCACATCTGACTACAACCTTGAATTTTATGAATTCTAGTTCCACATTGTGGACAAGGTTTAGAATCTTTTTTAATAAATTCTGCACTTGCGACATTATCAGGATTACAAGTGTGTGGAATCTCTTTTGAAATTCCAATAACTTCTAGACAATGAGGACAAGTAAAATTCTCGCATAACTCACATTTATATTGAGTAGACAAGAAACCACGGCAGCCTTCGTGTGGACAATTCATAATAAATTTACGACGTTCAGTTTCTTTATCGCTATTATCTGTACCATGTCTAATATGATGTATATTATTGCAGTGAACAGCATTAGCTACTCTCAGTTCTTTAAGTTGTTTATTTAATTCTAAAACTTTTGTTTGAATTTCTGCAATTTTTTCCTCTTCACGTCTAATTTTTTTGGTTTGTTCGGCAAATATCATTGTCTCTGGAAGTTTGCTCAATTCTCGATCAACAAGTAGTTCTTTACGATGTTGTCGGTATTCTTTTTCACAAAATGTTCTATTTAAATTTTTAACAAGAAATTGATCAGACCATACTTTTTTACAATTCATACAATTAGGATCTGATGTAGTTCCAACAAGATAAGTTCTTGTACAAGCTTTACAAGCACTATACTGACAGTCTGCATATTCACAAGTAATCTTAGCACGAGTGCTCTGATTATAATTTTCGCAGCAGATGTCGCAAGTTTTACTCATTATGTAGTATATTAATAATATTAAAATTACTAAAAATCAATTTTTTTTTATTAATATTATTATTACTTTAAAATAAAAGTAATAATTATATAATTTATATTATGAATAATGTAAATTTAGATATTGATGATTATACAGATAATGAAATATTAGATATAGCAGAAATACCTCATGATTCTTCTAGTGAGATAATTAATCAAAAATTTACACTATTAATTAGAAAATATTTAAATGGTAAAGATTATAAATTAGCTCAATTTTTTCATGATGCTAAAGAAAAAGTATTAGAAAATTTAATGAAAAAAGATGATAATAGAGATATAGATGATGAAGTTGAAGCTGAAAAATGGTTAAGCAATTTATATCGTGATCCAGTAAATGAAAATCAAAAATCAAAAATTACAGACAGACGACATACAACAAGTATTTTTGATGATAATGTTAGACAAGTTATGTCACAAAAACAATTAGGTATAAATAATAACCATCCAGTTAATTTTATACAAGATTCACTAAATCCAACTTTAAGACAAGTAATAAAACATTACATTACAATAAATAGTACGCAGCGTTATAATTCTATACCTTTTGAAAATAATTTTTCTTCAAACAGTACATCAGCAAATTTTACTATAAATTTAAATAATCCAATAAACAATATTGTTTCAATGCGAGTAGAATCTTTCAATATTCCAAATTCAATATATACATTTGATCCATTATATGGTAATAATGTTATGATGATATTAACAACACAAAAAGATCTAGATAAAGTAAATTGGGATAATTTTAATGAAGCTGAAGATGTATCTTGTTGTACTAGAGTAAATTTAACACCAGGAAGTTATAAAACCCCAATTGATTATGTTAATCAATTAAATTTAGATATTAGAAGATGTCAAGGAAATTCTAAATATCCATTATTAGGACCAGGCGAATCTGCTGACCCAGCCGTGGTTTGGGACCCAGGAAATCCTTGTGCAAGTGCAGATATATCTATAGGTGGTTGTTTTATGAGTTTACAAGCACATTTAGCAGACCCTCTCTCTTTATCACCACGAATAGTTTTTGTTAATACTAATGTAAAATATAATATTAAACTAATTTTTTATAAACGTGTAGGTTTAGGAGATACATTTTCCCCATTTGATAACTTTAGTGATTGTTCATTATGTGCTCCGCCATTGGAATCTAGATGTGGTAAAAGTGCAACATATACAAATAATTTAGGATATATTAGTGGCTATAGAATAGAAAATCGTATAGATACAAATGGTAATACTATATATTTAAATACTAATAGATTTGGAAGTGAGTTATCTATTGTATTAACAAAAGCTAGTAGTAAAGATGCTTATATAATTTTAAGTAAAATAAATACTTTATTACCTAGTTTAGATGGAAATATAACACCGGTATTTAGACAAGCTTCAAATGTGGAATTACCTGTTTGGATTGATAATATAGACGGTAGTGGAAGTGTAGTTTTCCCCGATACACTTAATCCATTATTTGTTTTAAGTTATACTATGCAACAATATGCCAATGATATGTATAGATTATTAAATTTATATAGAGATGGTAATAATATTTCTGGTACACCAGTAGATGTTGATAGTTGTAATTATTATAGAATAGCGACTGTTCCATTAAATTTAATTGCATCAGAATATCTATTTATTTGTGTGAATGATTTTAATCAAAATAGAGCTGCAGAGGGAATGATTACAGTAGCCGAACAAAAACAAGTAATATTTCCATTACCATCATATAAAACTAATACATGGTCATCTAAAAGTAAATTAGAAGATCAAATATTAGATCTTAGTGCTGATATAATATGTGTTAAAAATAAAGTGACAAAATTAGACACAGAAATATTTGTACCAAGTTGGCCACAGCAATTAACTCAATCTCAAATTTATTCTTTAAATCAAATTAATTCTAATAATAAACAACAACAAGAATCACTATATGATATTACAAATATAAAAGATATACTAGCATCTATACCATTTCAAAATAATACAAAAATAGATCTAAGTGAGAGCAGTCTTAGAGAGCGTCACTATTTTGGACCAGTAAAAATTGATCGTTTAGAGATATCATTAAGAAACAGTAGAGGAAATTTAGTAAATTTAAATGGACAAGATTGGGCATTTAATTTAGTACTAGAACAATTATATCAATATTAAATTATTATTATTTTCTTTAACATATATATATAATGGCAAAAGGAAATCCTAGTTCAGTTGGATATGCTAGAGGTACTATGGTATCTACACAACAAAATGCAAGAGAATATTTTGGCGGTAATTCAAAAGCAGGAATAGTATCACGAGTAGGTTTAAATCAGTGGACTAATGGTGCTGTTTCAAATTATGCAGCACCATATGCCGGCAATTCATTTATTCCTGCTTGGAAAGCAGGAGTTATGCCATCACCAATATATCCTGTTAATATGGCTAATCAGTTATCACGTATTGGTGTAGGTACAACCGGTGGAATGACACGTACACCAGCAGATGGTGTAAATGCTCAACAAAGAACAAATATGCAATTAAGTATTAATGCTTGGAATCAGGTTTGGCCAGCAATGCCTATTAGAAGTACCCCTTCAGCATCAAGACCAATTCCATTTAGCTATTACACTCATGGTAAACATTATTCCCCAGTTACAAATAAAGTATTAGTAAATACTGTTGGTCAAAGTGCTCCAGTAAATGTTACTCCACCAGTTACAGTTGCAATCCCAGATGCTGGAGGAACAGGTATTGCAAATGTTGTTGGTGATGGACCAGGACGTGCAGGTACATTAGTAGTTGGTACTAATGTTACCGAATCATTTGGAAATTTACCTTAAATATATTAAATAGATAGTAATCGATAATAAATATTAAATAATTTAAATATTACATTTAATATTTATATAAATGTTAAAAAATTATCAAATTTTAGGATTAAATAGTAATGCATCAGAAGAAGAGGTAAAAAGTACATATAAAAAATTAGCACTTAAATATCATCCAGATAAAAATAATACACCAGAAGCAAGTGAAAAATTTAAAAAAATTTCTGAAGCATATCATAATATAATAAATAAGAAACCAGATGATATGAATATTAATAATAATATAAGAAAAATAACTCCAGAAGAACTATTAAAAACAATGTTTAGTCAAATGAAAATGTCAGAAGTATCTAATATAAATATATCTCCTTTACCATCGCAGACTACATTTACATCAAAATCAATTAAAATAATGGATGGAAAAGTAATAGAAACTATAACTGAAAAAAAAAATGGAGTAACTAGAACTAGAACAATAATTAAAGATCTTTAATTATTTATTATTTTTAACATGAATACCTTTAGGTTCAGTCCAACCAAAAAAGTATTTATAAATATCTTTATAACCTAATAACATTAAAAAAAGTGATATACTCCTAAAGATAAAATAAATGATATAGTAAAAGTGTATAATGCTTTTACATATTCTGGAACTTCATCTTTTTGATTTAAAAGATTAAGTTGATACGAAATATTATAAAAAATTGTTCTTAATGTAAAAAGTATATAATTAATAGTATTTTGAAGAGTATTATGTTTATATTTTATAGGTTTTTGTTTACTAGAAAAATAGAGCGTCGAACTTCAATTGCAAGTGTACTAATAGTCGCCCATATTAAGGATTGAATAATAAAACCTTTACGTAATTTTTTGTAATCAAGTTTAGTAGGTTGCATATATAATATTAAAATAAATTAATTAGTTTTAATTTTTTTTGATATAGAGATGACTGGAAATGTTTCTAGTTTATTTTTTTTAGATTTAACAGTATTTATTTTGAATAGATTAGAAACATTATTAATAATTAAATTGGGTAATTGCAATTTATTTCGTTTGTTAACTTTTAAAATTGGCGAAGGAGTTCGAGTACGTTTATTATTAATATTTACAGTAATTGGTGGTAAACTAGATGTATTATCAGAAGTATAAATAATTCCATCAAAAATGTAAGGCTGTTCCATATATATATAGCCTAATAATCTAATTAATTACTTTAAATGTAATTTATTATTTTTAAGATATACTTGTAGATTTTAATTTAGATATATATTTAGGTTTTTTTAATTCTTGTATGTAACGAACAGATGCTTTATGTGAGTTAGGAGAATCACATTTTTCAGAAATATTACATTTTTGATGTTTGCTAGTTTTTAGTGTAGAGAGAAAATTAGATAAACTAATAATAGGATTATTATATTTTTTAGTTTTTTTTATCAGTTCTTCTATTAGTTCTTCTGATTTTTTTAGTCTTCATATTATATATTACAAATATAAATATATATATATATATTT